TCTGAAGATTATTTGATGTACGTCACACGGACATGACAATATGTGTATCTGTTATAAGCGGTGTAATTATCGACATAAAATAAGTTCCCCCTTACACAAGGTCTAATTCAATACTGAAATAATAATAACACATTTCGTGGTATCAGGCAATAAAGAAAAATGACTCCGATAAATGTGAATATATGCAATTTGCTTATATTACGAAGTTTTTACTCAATAATTATCAAACATTGCTATCTGTCCTGGTATTGGCTCTTCTTTTTGAATTCTTTCGTGTTTTAGTCTATCAATTACCGGAACAAAATCATCCGGCAATTGAAGATCAATCAGACCACATGGTTCATTGCTCCTCTTCCAATCAGTAGCTTCAGAATGTGTCATCCCATATGCTTCGCACTTCCGAAGAATCCTGTCATGATATCTTCCAGAATGATAATATGGGCAGTCTCCGCATACAGCAGGCCTTCCGTTAATCATTTTCTGCCGTACACCGTACAGACTGTGCATGGCATCAATCTTTTTAATCAGCATTATTATTTCTCCTGTTCTGTCACGCCTCGTTTTTTACAAATTCAATATGGTACCCCAATGCACCCAGGATGTTCTGCATCTCTGAAAACTTAGGAATCCGTGCCCCGCAGGACCATTTGCTCACAACAGACTGGTCAACATATACCATGTTAGCGAAATCCCATTGCGTAATTCCCTGTTTCCGCAGCTCGTTTTTAAACCATGTTCCGAAATCAATCTGCTCTGTCATTGTTATTCCCCCCGAATTATTTCATCAACTTCCTTTGGACAATCTGACGGTCTTTCTATTGAAAACGAATGTGGCACACTCCTATCACGAATGTGGTGTTTGTTTCGTGGGCAATCCATGCGTTCACAGGTTTCCTGACAAAACGTGATGTCATCGCACCAAAGACCCGGCACGTCTTTCCGTATATCCATGCAGTACGCTCCTTATTCAAAGTTGACTTTAAGTCTGATTTATTGCTTCTATCGGGCACCAATCTGGTAAAGGATATTCTATTATCTGATTGATTATCACGCACCGACGCATATACCAATCATCAACGGTATCATCCTTGAATTTTAACTGAAACGGACATTCATGACATTCCTTCGGCTTGTCCATTTCAAGCTCTATCTTAATCATTCCCGTTTCGCTCCTTTTGCATTAATCCTCTATGTGAATTCTCGGTATCTTTTTCATTCCACAACTACTCCTTCGCAATACTCCTATTTGTCGAATCAATCTTTCTGTTTACCGTCTGCACAGAACCAGTCCGGTTTGTGAATCCCATATCCATCACAGTAAACAGTCTTGTCAACGCACTCCCCGTTGTCCCATTCTTCGTACTGCCCATGTTTGCAATCCTTGCACCGGACAAGCTCATCCATTTCCGAGCGTTTAATGCCGAAGTTGTTTATTCTGACGAAGTTCTTATCTTTTATGATTTCAGCGAGTCTGTAAATCGCCGTATACAGTAGACCACCAACCGCAACAATAGAAATCGTCATTACAAATGCAGCCGAGTCACTCATTCACTTCACCGACCTTCCCATTCAATGCGTTTCCCGCAACAACGGCAGAAATTGTCTTCACGAATCAACTGAACACCGCATAAATCGCAACAACAATCTGTGATGTAAGTCATTTCGCATGACGGTTCTGGGTGAACGACCGCTTCCTGCTCTTTCAGCGATTTGTCATGAAACTTGTGTTTCCATTCACTGATTTCATTGCATAGCCTGTCAATGTCATGCTGTTTTTTGTGGAGCCATTCGTCCTGCTCTTTCAGCGATTTGTCATGAAACTTGTGTTTCCATTCACTGATTTCATTGCATAGCCTGTCAATGTCATGCTGTTTTTTGTGGAGCCATTCGTCCTGCTCTTTCAGCAGTTCGCACTTTCCACGTTTCGCCATTGTGTCTGGGAAATAAACTGTAACGTCCTGTCCAATCTGCCAGTCAGGAACATCCAAGTAAATTACTGCATTCATTAACTTCACCGACCTTTCCACAGAAACCGCACACCGCACTCTGAACAATAATTCTGTTCGTAAACAACTTCATTGTCACAGCAGGGGCATACATAATCATTGTAATGCTTGTTTCGTCCTTCACGTATCAGAGTCGGTTCAATCGCTTCCCGCTCTTTCAGCAGTTCCAGAGCATCACGGCACATTTCCTCAATGTCGCAACTCTCATCACCGTAACGATATGGACATTCCATGTCATCGCAATGGTATGACCTGTATCCACAGCCATCTGCGTGTGCCGTTAATCCTTTAATAACCTTCTCAATATCTGCCACCGTATCACCGCCTTTTAATCAATTCGATAATTCCATAGTTTTACTGCCACTCTTTTGATTTCATCGTCCGTTGTTTGCCATATCGGTCTTGGTAAATCATGGTTGAGATTCTCCAACAAATTTACTTTACCGCTTGCAACAGAACCACGCGCCTTGCATTTAGGACATTGGACATACCATTTGTGCTGTTCTATTGGTTGGTCAAGTCCGTTTACAAATTTCCTTCCCTTGCACATCATCAATCCCGGTTTCTCATATCCACAGAACGGACACCGTTTCAACCTTTCCATGTTTACCTCACTTATTGCGTCACTGTTGCGGTTAAGTTAATAACCGTTTCCGTAATTCTTTTATGCACTCAAGTATATGTTTGAAAATATCAATCAGTAGCGCATCATTTCCTGTTTGTTCTGGAATTATGTTGAAATGTTCAAGCCGATGCTGAATGTATATTTCAAGCATATCCATTTCGTCCTCGTCTCTCATACTTCACCACCTTTAAGTGGGTATTTCCATTTTGGAAATAGCCTTTAACTAAGAACCAATTTTGCTTCGTCAAACTTTGTTACAATTACTTTTGTGCCAAATATTTCCATGTTCCCGTTCGCAAGATTTACGGATTTCAATTCGCCTTCTCTATCTTCTTCTGGTTGGTCTGTGAGCATATATACATGACCGCCATGCGTAAAGACATCACCTATATCCAAATCTCCATAATTGATTTCATTGTCCCGTTTGAATGTTATATTCATGCTTCCTCCAATTAAGATAAAGCGTCATTTTCTCCACGTACACTTCGGCATCGGTTCATCTGTGAACTGCATCGGAGGATAACTGTCTACTCCTGTACTGTCCGGAAACTCAGCCTCATGCCGTGCGTACCGGATCACCTGGTATAGATTGTACAGCCGGTACAATTCCTGATCCTTTGTGGATCCATGAGGAAACATAAATGCAAAAGCTTTCCGTAAATATACATTTGCGTTATCGCGCCGTTTAATGTAGTCATCAAATCGTTTCGAATCAACTGCTCCGTTCTCAGCAAAGTAATCATCAGGCATAACCATCCATGTGATATTTTCCGGCTGGTTTATCTTCAGCCGCATAAAAAGATCAATCGCCTTCAGCAATTCAGCAGCCTGTGTGCTGTCCAGTGTTAGTGTGTATTCAACCGCCATTGTTCTCCTCCAGTTTAATATCTGATTCAGGTAGTGCAATCGTAACGTCCGATGCAATGACCTTCAGTTCTACTTGTGGCAGTTCATCCACGCGCATTCGAACGTCAACGCCTGTTACACAATCAAGTCTCTGATCACCAATGTATATGTTATATAATCCAGGATGTTCACCGGGCAAGATCGTAACACTTTGTATCATTTTCCCTCCATTTTCTGCCGACTTTCCCGGATCATCTTCATCAGCGTAAACGCATCCGGAAGCTGCTCGCCATTCTCGTACATCGCATTAATTTGATCCGTAACCTCTTGTGTTGCAACCTTCTCAAACGGATTCGTTTGTGTGTCCAGGGATGTTGTGGCCAGCGAGTATCGGTTGAAGTAATGATTGCGTGATCTGTATATCCTGTCGATCAGAGCGTTTTTGCTCAGCTGAAGCTTTTCCAGTTCCTGTGCCAGTTTATCCCTGGAAATCTTCAAAAGCAGTTCACTCTGGCACCCATGCTCGCGGATATCGTCAAACAGACGGTCATTCATCCGAACAGAGAAACGCATGATCGGCTGATACTCATAGATTTCTGTGTCTCTCGCACGGCCGGGACCAAGACTTACAATCTTGTCTTTTTCGAAATCGTACTCAATACAGTAAAACAATTCTGGATCGTTTATCTGTATCGAATCAGCTTCATACTCTTCAATCTCTCTGTCTGAATCCAGGTTCGCATATTGCGTAGCCAGATGATAGTTGGTAAACACAGCTTCGATGTGATAGTCGGAATATTCTCCTGATGTAACAACGTATATTTTCATTTTTCCTCCACGTACCATTCCGGTACCTGCCTCATATCCGTCTTGATCACAACCCATGGAATCGGACGTTTCCCGGCCATTGACTGTATGAACTTAAAATAACTGTACGATACGCCCATGGCATCCGCACACTGGCGAGCTGGACAGTCAATTGCGACCGGCAGATCATTTCCGGGTGTATCATGCCAGACGGAGTATAGTTGTTTCGTCATTTTACTTTCCTGTGCGGTACATAATCCTCAAAATTCGGACACTTCTTGAAGATGATTTTGTTATTACACCACCTCTGAAGATCAATCACTTCTTGCGGTGCATGCGGTTTGTCGTACACCATTATGTACGGATCATAACCAAGCCCAGACAAAATTCGCACTCGTGTCAGGTTTTCTTCCATCGTACTGTTAAAGTTCGTCAGGCAATAAACTGTTCCAATATTACTTTTCCGTCTGAACAACTGAGCGAACCTTCGAAATTTTTCTTCCAGCTGATCTTTCGGATTGTCCCAGGCAAAATGCAACGTGCCGATCCGCATATGATTAATGTCGTCAATATCGTCATCATTCAGGCATCGGATATCAAGTCCCTGCGTAAAATCCAGAAGGCATCCGGTCTCTCTGTACTGCCGCATTAGGTCACGTTTGTCCCTGCATGCTGTAATGTTTGGGTCCAGAATCTTAATTTCTTTTTTGCCTGTTTCAGGAGTCCAGAAGTCTGAAACGTCAGCAACCTTTTTACTACATCTGCCTTCTTTTGCAGCCACATGGCAGAATGAACATCCTCTCGGACAGCCTCTGCTGGTCATGCTGATAGCAAAACTAAATTCAGGATAAATGCTGTAATCAGGAAACATCTTTTCCATTTCAGGTGGAAGATCACGATGCTTTGATTTGTCGAATTCTTCTACCCCCCCCCTAGTGAAAATTGCGTATCCGGTGCCACCTTTGATAACCTGATCTGCATTCATCGGTTCCGGGATGTCTTTACTGTATGTATCGGAAAATACTTTGCTCATGTACACGATGTCGTAGTGAATCAGATCAGTCCACCACCACTCGACTTCGTCTCCGTTCGCCTTATGCCATGCGGATATTCGCATCAACGCCAGGTTCGGAAACTTTGCGCCATGGTTGTTTACAGCGTCTACGTCAATTAATCCGATACGCATTACTGATCTTCCTCATTGTCATCCCATCGAAATGGAACGCCACATTTACGGCAATAACGATCACAATAATCGATTGCCGTCGCGCACTCTGGACACTCATAATGCCAGTTACCCCACGTATTTCTTGTTCCGCTAACACGAGGCTTCACCAATACAAGCCTTCTGAACGCGTCATTAACAATATTGCGTACAGTTTCAATCTTTTCATTACTCATAGCGTATAAAATCCTTCCCATAAATTTGATTGCATTCTTCAATAACATGCTTCATGCCAAGACCGTCTTTGCTTGGCACCCAGATCTTTTTAGGATTCCAGTTTTTCCATTGCCCATCATACTTTGGTGCCGTTAGATCATACTTTGGATTATCTACCCACTGCCCCCCCTTCATACAATATTCATATTGCTTCGGATGTGTACGTGCCAAAGCCTGGAACCTTGTTTCGCCTTTTTCTAGATGAATACCGAACATGCAAAAAATGCATCCAGTTCTAGAACATCCTGTGCATTTTAACTGGCAATCAACGCCGGGCATTGGAGAATACTGCATTCCGGAAACGTCTGTTGCAACAATATTGCCATAAACGCTTGCGATATCTATCCCTTTTAAAACGATATATTTCAATACATCCTGTTCTTTCCAAAAACTCATCGGAGAACTCATTTTATGCTTGCCTTCAAATACATTGCACCCATGTCTGCACCAGGCTTGCTCCCTCATTTTGCTTTCTTCTGCCAGGGTCCCAACGATTGGATATGAATTTGTTTTCTTAATATGGTTGTCAAGTGGCCACTTTTTCATCACATCGCAGCATTGATTCCCAATAAGAAATTGCGTTTCCTGCGCCAATGGCAACCACTTCTTTTTGTTGTACAAGGTCGACTGACCTTCAGAAAAATGTCCAACTCCCAGCAGGCTTTGCCTTCTCCAATCTTTCCAGCTCGTTTTTTCCCATGTGCCGTCTTCGCTTTTGTATTGCTTGCCGGAATCATATTCAACCTGCTCAGAATCCGTGCTTTTTCTGATCTTTCGAGCGTAATAAATTGTCCCGGCGTTTTCTTTGCTAATAATCGGATAGCCATATTTGCTGATCACTTCGGAAAACGTCATCTTTGGACGAACGAACTCCGCGCCCATTTTCTTTGCAAAGGCTTGAATTTCAGGGTATTCCAGGCCGGTGTTTGCAAACACAAGCGGAACGTCCGGATAAAGGCTGTGAACAATATGCGTCAGAACTGTGCTGTCTTTTCCACCGCTAAAACTAATAACAACCTTGCCGTCAAAATGCTTGTACCATTCCATAATCCGCTGCTCAGCCATTGATACTTTGGCTGTCAATGAAAGACTTTGCAATTGACGAAGCAATATCTGATCTCTCATAAAAGTCTAATTGGCCTCCAATGCATAATCGTATCGTTGCTATTGCTATCACGTTTTGTAATATCAAATCGAAAAAAATAAATTATTTCATACTTCAATCATCATCGCGCTCAAACTCCATTTTTAACTGTCTCATAAGGTCATCACCTTTCCTGCTACCGGATTGAATAGCATAATCTCTCCGCCAACCTTCTCAGCAACAGACCGTGCGTTTGCAATAATCCGTGTGCTCCATGCTGACCATGGACTATTGCTCCACTTCAGATGCCCGAACGGATCCCGGCAGACCAGATATTCACCGTCTTTCCGGATAATCAACCCGGTATATAATCGAATATCCAATATCATTACCTCGTTTCGTAATATCGAAGAGCATAAAAAATCAATCGCAGCTGTTCCAGATGTTCACATATGCATATTCATCGTCATACCATACGCTGCGCACACCGTATCCGCGCACCCACCGACGGCCCAGTGCGCCATTCCTGGCATCCAGCATGTCCATCAGTTTTTCAACGGATTCCGTATGCTCCATGTTTTTCAGTTCACTCAGTTCGCTGTCCATGAATCCGGATATCCGCATGGTATCTACTCCGGACATTGTGCCTACGCATTCAACTTTCAGTGGCATCCTTAAACCTCCTTTTCCATTCCGTGTCCAGATACTCATACACGCCCCGGAGCAGCTGATATGCCAACGATTCCTGACCGACAGCAATGTACGCATCGCCTGCGTCCTGCGCGGTCTTTTCCCACCACGTTGTATCCTGTTCCGGCGGGAAATGTTTCGTCAGAAAATCAAAAGCTGTCCGGAACGCTTTCTGATGTACCGCATAGTATTCTTCTGGTTTCAGTTCACTCGTCATATGACGCCTCCTTTATTCTTGTTTAAATTACTTATACCACGAAACGTGATATTTGTAAATCCAAAAAATAGCCAATAGCACCGTCCGGTTCAGAACGGTTTTACATTGGCTGCTTTCAAAAGTTCGTTGCGTATGGCCCACTCATTAATAATGATCCGGACCACGTCAGAAACGGAAACGCCCTTTTTGTTTGCAGTTTCTTCCAATATAATTATAGTCGCCTGGTTCAACTCAACAGACACATTCATAGACAAGCCTCCATCAGCAGATCAATGCGCTGTTCCATTGTTGCGTCTTCCATGTTCAATACCTGATACGCCTTTGTGAGTTCAATGGATTCCTGACGATCATCGAGCAGATAGCAAATGGCGTCGATTACATCACCATAGGTATCAAAGAATGGGTTGCATGTGTAGCCAAGATTGGTAAACGCATTGTCAATCTTCATGTTATCCAGAGCGATCTTAACCAGTTTCTCAAGCGCTTCTCTCATTGATTCGTCTCCTTTTCTCAAAAAGTTTCCTATCATGAAACATAATATACACGAAAAATATTACTGTAAAATAACGAAAATATTAAATAAAAATTAACTTGTTTCCTGATAAGAAACGTGTTATAATGCCGTTGCAAAACACTTTGTTGTGCACTAGTATGTATTATGAAATATAAAGATGAGAAGGAATTAACATGACATTTTCGAAACGGTTAAAAGCATTGCGAACGGAAGCGCATATGACACTAGAAGAAGTGGGGGAGATCATCGGTGTCAACCGGGCGACCATATATAAATACGAGAACGGATCCATCAAAAACATTCCGTTGCAAAAGATCGACTTGCTGGCTTCGCTGTTCAATGTTTCCAGGCCGTACCTGATGGGATGGTCTGATGACCGAACGCAGACGATAGACAAAATGGCGTTGCTTCCGAACAGCGACATCTTTGCAAAAGCGTACAGCGCCATGACAGATTCAGAACGGAAGACGTTGACAAACCTGCTGATTCAGGCATATGCCAGATGGCAGGAAAATAAATGACGCTTTAAGTTAAAAGGTGGTGATGTGGAATGATAGGAGAAGGAGTTGCTCCATTAACGCAAGAAACGCCCACAGAATGTATTGCAAAAGCGTTTTGTGGGTGTGGAGTATGCCCATTTTATAAATGGTGCGATAAACAAGAAAGAACTTAAATGCGACGATAAAACGGAGGGCGACATGGATAAACTGTACGAATATATGAAGGAAAAAATGCAGGAACTGCATGATAACAGGAAGGAAACTGTTGAGATTGACTGCGTGGAGTTTATGCAACTGCTGAAAATACTCTGCTACATGAAACAGATCAGGAGGATTGCGAACGATGATGCCTGACAGGGAGAAGGTTATCGTAGAAATAGAGGACGCTTTGTCCGGTAATTTAGCAAAAGCAGGACACGTCTATAAGTTGTCACTGAATGGACTTAAAGACAAAGCGTTGATAGATGCCCTTGCCCTTCTGAAAAAGCAACAGAAACGAATTGAAACGCTTGAAACATTACGAAGAATTGAGCAGGAAGGACGGTGATGTTATGCAGAGTACAGTTGATGCTTTTGAAAAGCAATATTCCGTACCGCAGATACAACGTCCCACAAAAGGGACGAATCTATGCGAGATAAAAAATGGTTGTTTTATTTGTGACAGGTTATTTTGCGAAGGACATAAATGTCCGTAGCAAATGCGTTAAAGGCAACATTAACCCGCCCGATCATGGCGGGTTTTCTTATGCTCCACGCCTGGGGAGTAGGAGGCCAAAATACTGCTCCTATGACAGGGGAGTAGGAGGACAACCTCAAAAAATCTGAAAATATGCTTCCCCATTGTAAACAGTAAATTTAAAAACCATGTAAACAGTAGTGTAAACCGTAGATCACGATTTATCATGATTTATCACGATTCGTAATATTGATATTTAGGCATGAAAAAACCCTTGAACGCTTATGTTTCAAGGGTTTCAAGCGGAGAAGCCGGGATTTGAACCCGGGCGAGCTTTAACACTCCTACTCCCTTAGCAGGGTAACAGTAAAGTGTTGATTTTCAACGGGCCCAGCGCTCGATGTAAACCGTACGTGAACCATACATCATGACTCACTCTTGCCATCCGTGTCATCTGTAGGTTTCTGGATCTTATTGACTCCAGCCAGGGCATCCGACGTATCCGGATGAGCATAATGATCTAACATTTTTGTCGTGCTCCAGCGCATAATCCGGCGTATGGTCTGCGGCGGTATGTTCTGATCAATGGACAGCTGACTCGCGCAGGTATGCCGACAGCAATATGGTTGCAGTTTCCTGCATTCAGTCTTCTCAAGTACGGCGTAATAGTTATCATACCATAGCTTTTCATCGCGCTTCCATATATATCCGGATGGCATGGCATGATCAATCAGATCTTTCACAACCGGAAGGATCGCATCCGATAACACAACAGGTGTGCGCTTCCGTATCTTTGTCTTCAGTCCGGCCCTGACAATGATCCTTTTGTCCAGATCAATGTTATCCGTTTTAAGAAGCATCATTTCACCCGGCATCATCCCGCTGGCGATCATCAGAAGCGGCACGGCAGCTCGTATATCACCGTTGTCATATGCCTTCCACAACGCAGCCTGTTCTTCCTTGGTAAACGTTTCTCTTTCCTTTACTATATGTTCAGGCAGAATGATATAAGAAGGAAGCTCACGAACAGCGAACCGATCCGCAGCCGCCAATTCAAACAGATTCGCCAGAAGCGATTTGCAATCCTTTGCCGGGTCGAATGTTTTACATGCTTCCGACACAGTGTTTCGAAGAAGCTCTACCGTAATAGCATCCACGCGAACGTCATGTATAGATTTCAGCTTATTCCATGCGGTCCGATACGCTGACTGTTTTCCTTTTGATATCGTCAGCATATCGCCTTCAGAATAGACCTTCCAATAATGCGACAGCCTGGGGGCTTCTTCTTTTTTCTCATAGCCTCCAGCCAGAAGTGTTGGGCAATAGGCAATCGCAGCCGCCTTGCTTGGAAAGCCACCTTTTGTCCGACGGATTGGCTTCTTAGGTTTGCTCGGATCTTCCGGCCGGATCCAGTCCATGGTCACGACAGCGGTCCAGGTCTTGCCTCTTTTAATTGCGCAACCCATGCCATTTCCGCGCACTTTTCGGACTGCCTTTTTCTCCGGAGCAATCAGTTTTTTTCCGCAATGGTTGCAGAATGCTGATCCGGTAGGTACTTCTTTGCCGCACTTTGGGCAAAATATATCAGCCATCGTTATGCACCGTATTCAACGTATTCGTCGTTGTCCAAATCGCCGTTGATAATATGATTCATTTCGTGCTGCCATGTTATTTTCTGTTGTTCTATAGTCATTCTGGAATTAATAATAATGCATGGAGAATAATCAGAACCAAGAACAACAAACCCACGAATATGTGTTGGTAAATCCATTAATACAACAGGAATCTGATCAGGCGTCATCATTGCGCTCCTTAGAAATAGCAGAAACAACAGAAATTACCGTATCCAGATCAGAATCACTCAGGAATTTTGACCTGTCAAAAAGCAAACGAAGCTTTGGATTCTGATGAAGGCTTTCAGCAACTGCTCCGATATAATCATCATCTACTGTGTCGTCAGATGGAAGCAATGCGGAAAGCGGAACATTGAAGAAATTTGCCAGTTTACGAAGTGTAGCAAAATCAGGTTCTCTTCTTCCACATTCCCAGCTGGTTATTGCTGATTGACTCGTCCCAAGGCGCTCTGCCATTTCCATTTGAGTTAGTCCACGCTGAATGCGAAGGTTGCGTATTTTATCAGAATAATTCATTAATTCTATTCACCTCCGCTGTTATGCTATCACGCTACGTGTTAAAAGTCAATACTTTTGTAACATTATTATCATAAACATTTAACACCTTAGATGCTTTACAATTATGTCGTTTCGTGATAATCTATTTACACGAAAGGAGGACGGAAGATGAACACTGTGGTGGATCCAAAGGAGGTCGGTCGGAGACTGCGAAAACTTCGCGGAATACGAAAACGGACCGGCACCGCGCAGGAAATTGGTATCAGTTATTCGGCATTATCGAAATATGAAGATGGCCTGAAACAGCCGAACGACCAATCAAAGGCGCTTATCGCAAACTACTTCGGAAAAACAGTTCAGGAAATTTTTTTTGATCCGAAATATGACGAAACGACTTAAAACTAAACCGGAGAAGAATTATGACAATAGGTAAAGACGCATTGTTGCGGGTAGTAAAAGCAACACGAATTGCGCTTCGTCTGGCGGAAGATACACAGAAGCAACTTGTAAGCGGCGGATTGACCTGGGCGGATGAAATATCCGGAATGCTGTGCGATGCGCTATTCTCTATCGCCGAAGAAACGCTTGAACCAAATCAGGATTTTCGGAAGCATTCGCGGACATACATGCTGCTAGCCGGTGATTTGAGTGACGGAGAAGTGACGGACGAGTTTGTCCGTCTGGCAGAAGCGAACGTGCCAAAAATGCCCGCGCCAATACTGATGACACAGGAAGAACGCAATGCCCTGTACGGAACGCCGGAAGGAGAATGGCGATGACAGAACTTGAAGTCGATCTGAACAACACCAGGCAGAAGCTCGATGCCACTGCGAGAAAGTTGTTGGCATGCGCCAGCGAGAATCGCGAACTGAACCGGAAGATCGAATCCATGACGCAGGAAAACAAGAAGCTGAAAAGCATCTTAGAGGATTGCGCGGACGCACTGTGTCTCAGATGCAAACACTACATGCGGGAAGATGTCGCCTGCGATGACTGCATGCTGAACAAAATAAGGACCGGTGATTATAGTGACCTTGCAGCAGATTGAGGAACTGGACACCGATTTCCTGACCGTAAAAGAAATTGCTGAATGCCTTCACATGGCTCCGCAATTAATCAGGGACCAATGCGAACGCGACATCAAATGGTTGGGATTTCCGACATGCCGGTGTGGCCACTCGTTCCGGTTTCCAAGGCTCGGATTCCTGGCCTGGGCAAAAGGTAAAATCCCGATGCTCGTATACGACAATATTGCAAATAAACCGTAAGGTTTATAAATAAAGACCGCTAATGCGGGGAAAGTGAGAAAATTATGGCTGCGGCAAAAAAGGAACTCATTACTATCGAACCCATTAGGAAGAAACTGGTCAACATTAGGATCGTCGGAGATTCTCCGCTGATCACCCACTGCTGGGATGTAAAAGCGAAACGCGCGATGCTTGAGTCCGAAATGGGCATCAAGCGGGTCGTAAAAGATCCGAAGAACCCATATGAAGATTTTGCCACCAGCATGTACTGGCTCGACAAAATGCCGGATCCGTTGACGAAAGAAAGCATCAGCGACGCTATCGAAAATGGCGCGAGATTCGGATTCCCGCTGACCGGTATTAAGCAGGCGGCAATCAGTGCAGCTTACCGGATGGGATGGTCGAAGGACAAGATGTCGCTGCGCGGCGTGTTCTTCATCGAACCGCAGGTGAACGGTTACTGGGCCGGTGACATGGAAATTGCTCCGGACCATAAGCGGATCGACATCATTCCGAACGTGTTCCACAACGAACCGATGGTGGAGATCAAGTATGAAAAGCTGTCGATGCGCCAGGATATGGTAAAGGTTGGCATGGGCAGTGCAGACCTGCGGTACCGTGGCGAGTTTGATAACTGGTACGCAGACCTGACGATTTCTTTCAACGAAAGCGGCCAGTACAACATCGACCAGATCATGAGCATGATCAACGCTGGTGGATATGTCTGCGGCATCGGCGAATGGAGACCGGAACGCGACGGACAGTACGGTATGTTCCATATTGAAAACGCATGAACATGGCAACTGGCAGGCATGGGAGGTCTGGTTAAGGTGTTGCGTGGCACGGTCGTGCAAGTTTAGTCTCGGTGCGTCATGGTTTGGCAGGCTTGGTTTGTTACGGGAGGTTAGTTAAGGAAGTGCCTGGTGTGTCCTGGTATGGCAGGCGAGGCGAGTTGGGATACGGCATGTTGCGTTTAGTCTTGGCGCGTCAAGGCAAGGCAGGCAAGGCATGTTGATGCATGTTGAGTCGGTGTTCGATATGTCAAGACAACGTTTTGTAAGGTATGGCAGGCAAGTTATGTCAAGGCCGTGTCTGGCGCGGTCCGGCATGGTTTGGCAGGCGTGAGGAATGGTATGGCAGGCATGGCGATGTGTGGTTTGGTTCGATAGGGTTTGTTCTGTTATGGAAATGCAAGGTTCGGTTCGGCAGGCGAGGCAAGGTGCGTTCTGGCAATGCATGGTGCGCCCTGGAAAGGAAAGGCGCGGTACGGTAAGGCAAGCCTGCGGCAGGCAAAAAAGAAGGAGTGATTACACTTGATCTCATGGGTAAAAGGGAGCCGGTTTAAAGTATCGGCAGAAGTTGCAAAGAGCGTAATGGATCAGCTCGCAAGTAAAGGCAGGCTAAGTCCTGCGGAACTCGTGGAAGTGAGCAGGCCGGATGATTCGCCGCTGCATAACGAGTTTGAATGGGACGATTCCATTGCCGCTGAAAAGTGGCGGGAACAAACCGGGCGCGTCATGATCGCCAGCATCTCCGTAACGGTGGATGATGAAGAACAATCGCCACCAGTCCGTGCCTATTTCAACATTGAGCGCACATCGCATGAGTACATTCCTACGGAAGTGATCATGAGCGATGAGTCAAAGAAAGAGCGTTTACTCAATATCGCAAAGCGCGAACTAACATCTTTCAAAGCAAAGTATCAGACCCTGGCTGAGCTTGCCGGAGTAATCCACGCAATTAATGAAGTGATAGGAGATCAAACAGAATGAAGAAACGTTTCCGGGATACGGACACCTGCAAAATCCTGATCCTGTTGCTGGAGATCGCGCTGATCGCCGCGTTCATCTACAGCGTAGTCTGGCTGTACAAAAACCTCGGCTTTGCGGATGCATTCGCGGACGAAGTATGGACCTATGACGGCTATGTGATCTGCATGCCGGATGATTACGTCAACGTCCGGAACAGTCCGAACAAAAACAGCAACAGTATCGGAATCCTGGAACCCGGAGACGTAGTCAAACTGGACGGCGATGAACAGAACGGATATCTGCATTGCGTTGATCTGAGCTTCGAACAATCGGAAGGTTGGATCCATTCCGGGTTCGTTGTATACGACAGGCCGGAATACAAGAACGAACGGTATACCGTAATCGCAAATAAGCGTCTCGCCGCCAGGAAATACGTCAATGGAAGACGGACGCGCTGGCTGAAACCGATGACCGTTGTTACGGTCTATTACTGGACGCCGGAATGGTCTGTCACGAATCGTGGGTATGTGCGATCCGAATACCTGGAGTTTGGAGGAGAATGATGAACTTTGTATATCCTACCAGAGAAGACGCCGTTGATCTGAACCGCCGGGAGAAGACTTGCCTGCTGTTCCTCATGAATACCGTATCAACCCTGATTGATTCGAAAACGGATCTTGCAAAGCGCCTGAAAATGGTGGAAAACGGTACGGAGCGCATGGCCTTCCTCGCGGATGACAGCATCAGAATCCTGAACGAAATCCGCCAGACGATCCCGGAAAAGCAGCGCGCCAACCTGATGGCAACAGCTACGGATTATGAGATGCGTCTCGTTCCGAAAGCGACACCGTCAAAAACCAGTGTCGTCCTGCAAAAGGAAGAACTGAGGACACTGATCGACGCGGCCCAGATCAAGTGCATGGACTGCACGGACACGTTCGAAGAAAGCGCGAAGTGCAATCTGTGCAAACTGCTGAAGACCCATCTCCCGATGGATACGTACGAAGGTACATATCTCTGTCCGTACAACGGAAGGGAGTGGGGGAATTGAAGAATCCCAACAGTCGGTTCCCAGGCCCGGGCGGATGCGTGTGCAAGGGATGCAAAGACAGGGAGATCGGATGCCATGGCAAATGCGAACGCTACAAAGCATGGAGGAAAAAACTGGACGAAATGCGCAAGAAAGAGCGCGAGTACAGAGAAAGCCAGAACACAATGAGCGAAAGCTTTATCAGACTGATCATAAAGGATCGCAAGAACAGAAAGTATCGTCGGAGAGACTACACTCCGTATGAATAATACTTTAGGCAATGGACTTGATCCAGAGCGGAGACCTCCTGTCGCGCATTGTCCTCAAAAACCACTCGTCTTCTTTGACCGTTTTTCCCGGGTGGATAATGGAAAGGACAGTTAGCCGCCGGTTGGGGACAGCCGTTTTTAAATCCCCACTAATATTACGAAACGTGGTAAAGGAGTGTGAAAAACGTAGTGTGGTTGACCTTTTTAAGCGGAATCATTGCCGGGGTCGCCGCCGTCATCGCATACCAGCAGGGTGGTCTGCTGATGTTCGCTGGCGGATGGGTAACCGGCGTGGTGAATATCTGCCTGCTGTCCAAATGGATGGCAGAGAAAAAGTTACGTGAGCTTGGAAAGATGATTGAGGAGGAAAATCATGACTGAGGAAACCTATAACAGGCGGAAAGGGATCCGCCGGAGCGACCTGTGGAAACTGAAAAGGAGTCCTGCGCATTTCCGTTATGCGGTGGATCATCCCGCAGAGCAGAATGCGGCGATGGCCTTTGGAAGCGCGGTTCACTGCGCAGTCCTGGAACCCAGGCAGTTTAAAAAGACGTACATGGTAGCTGACTTTGACGCCCGCACCAAGGAAGGCAAAGCGCTGAAGCAGCAGGCCCTGGATGCCGGGAAGATCCTGCTGACCAAAGATCAGAGTGAACAAATCGACAGTATTGCCGCAGCGATCAAAGCAAATCCGTTTGCGAAGCGCCTGCTGACCGGGAAGCATGAGACAGCCCACTTCTGGAACGATCCGGAAACCGGCGAACGCTGCAAGTGCAAGACCGACTGTGAGACGGATATCAACGACGTACACTACATTGTGGACCTGAAGACCTGCGCCAGCGCGGAAACGGAAGAGTTTGTCCGGGATGCCGTCAAATACGGATACTTCATGCAGGCGGCAATGTACTCCGATGGTGTAAAATGTCATACCGGCAAAGACAGCGTGTTTGTCTTCGTAGCAGTCGAGAAGGATCCTCCGTACGCGGTGAACGTCCTTCAGTGCGGCGAGGACGAGATCCGCCTGGGCATGAATGGCGATAAGACCGGCAAGGTTCCAGGGTATCGCAGTCTGCTGGCGCTGTATCACAAGTGCCGCACGGAACGGACGTGGCCCGGATACGAAGGCTTTGATAATCAGATCGCGCAGATTCACCTGCCGAAATGGCTGAAGGATGACGATTAATGGATCATTTATTGCGTGCTAAAAATCAACTTTCATGTTTGAATGTTGATCTTTATGATAAGAAACAGCTTATCGATTTTCTTACAAAGTATGCGAAAGAGAATGGCAATTCAATTTCAGGACGCAATTGGGGGATGAAAACGTCTTTGGCAGTGAAAGAACTGTATCCAAACGATATAGTTATATTTAACAATGGCATTACAAGCAAAGAAGGACACAGTTACATTATGGATCTTGCCAAAAGAAGAGAAGAGTTCTTGCAATACTATAAAGAACATTCATCACCCCAAAGGATTGCTAATACGATTAAAATCCCACGAACTGAAACAATAAGAAAAACGATACATAGTAAGAAAATAGAGCTTTGTGAAAAACACAACACGCATTCAATCCCTGAATACATTGTTGTCGCAGAGATTATTAAAGAATACGGAGAAGAGCATTATGGATTGTGAGAAAAAATTATCCGAAGAAGCCATTAATGCAAGACGAGAATATTATAGGCAATACTATCAAAAGAACAAAGAAAAGCGAAAACAATGGACAAAAAATCACTGGGAAAAGGTAGCAAAAACTACGAATGGAGGAACGTACGATGAGCGAGACAGGAATCATTCAGCAGGAACAGAACACAGGGATTCAGATCCCGACGCAGGCTGCCATGAACGTATGGCAGAACAAGGAGGCCTTTGACCAGGTTGCCCGGGTCGCGAACATGCTCAGCAAGAGCACGATTGTCCCGGAGACCTACCGTGGCAAACCGGAAGATTGTTTCATCGCCGTGGAAATGGCGGCACGGATGAACACAAGTCCGATCTTTATCATGCAGAACCTCTATGTTGTGAAAGGCAAACCCAGCTGGGCCGGTCAGGCCTGCATGGCGATGATTTCCGCCTGCGGTAAGTTCCGCAATGTGAAACACGTTTATACCGGCGAACGCGGAACGGATAATCGCGGATGCTACGTGGAAGCTACGCGCATTTCAGACGGCGAAGTCCTGCGTGGAACCGAGGTCACCATCCAGATGGCGAAAAGCGAAGGATGGATGAGCAACAGCAAGTGGAAGAACATGCCGGAGCAGATGCTTGGATACCGTGCGGCAAGCTTTTTCGCCAGGATGTTCTGCCCGGAGGCCATGATGGGTCTCCAGACGGCAGAAGAGATCTACGATGCCAGTCCGGTCATGCCGGTTCCGTCTGCTCAGAATCTGAGCAATGCAATCCTGTCGGAAGAACCTGCTCCGGAACCGGAAAAAAAGCCGGAAAAAGCGAAGAAAAAGACTGTTCCGAAGTGCGCTGACTGCGGTTCGGAAATCATCGGCGTGAAGGATTTCACTGCGGAAACCATTGCCAAAATGGGCAAGGAAAAGTATGGCAGGCCGCTGTGCGTAAACTGCGGTCAGAAAGCCAAAACGGCAATGGATGCAGCCACACAGAACGCCGTGAAAGCGGAAGATGTCGTGAAAGCTGTGAATGCCCAGGCTAACGATCTCGCCGCGCAGCTCATGGCGGAGGCGGGAGAATGATTGAACTGCAAGTTCAGGATTACTGTCAGAATTGTGATCGGTTTGACGCGGTTGTAGACAGGGAAACATTATATCTTATAAACGGTGAAGAAATCCACAACACAACAATTATGTGCAATTACAAAAACAGATGCATCAACCTGATGAAATACCTGAAGGAACAGGCAATCAATAATACAGAAGAGGAGAAGCAGACATGAATCGACTTACTATCATCGGGAATCTCACAAGGGATCCGGAATCCAGAAACACTCAGGACGGCAAGTCCGTCTGCAATTTCACCGTTGCTGTCAACCGCCGCAGGAGGACAGAAGGTCAGCCGGAAGCGGATTTCTTCCGCGTATCCGCCTGGGGCAAGCTTGGCGAAAACTGCCAGAAATATCTGGTCAAAGGCAAGAAGGTCGTCGTTGTCGGTGCCGTATCGGTCCATGCGTTTACGAACCGGGATAATCAGCCGTCTGCGACGCTTGAAGTCTTTGCGGAGGACGTCGAGTTCCTGTCTCCGGTCGGACAGTCTGAACAGGCCCAGGCCGCAGAAGCTCCCGTGCAGCCGAACATGACGCCTGTGGAATTGCCAGAAGGTGAATTGCCATTCTAAACATGTTCTCAATTCGGAGTAGTCCTTTCCAACTCCAAGGACGTGCACCCGGGGCGGTTGGATCGGCGGGACTTGTGCCTGATTGGTGGGGAGACGGCACAACGGCAATACAGTTGTGGGGACCGCGTATGTGTAGGTATGGGTTTGCGCGGCAACAGCGATGACGAGGGATAGGCGCTGACTGTGCGATGCGGTGGCTGGAATAGGTAGACGCAAATAGCACGGAGACATGCTGCTTGACGCTGCGCGTGGCTAAATAGCGAAAAATCCATGTGAGGTGCAAATCCTCACCCGCATTGCAATATTATTCCTCCGGATTAAGCACCGACAGAGATCGGCATCCGGAGACTATTTTTAGAGGAGAATAAATATGATTCTGAAAAAGTTTGTGATTATAAAGCATCTGCAAGACAATGGAAAATACCTGTTCAAAGTCCCCAAATCAATTTTGCTGGAAGCTGGGGACAAAATCGTCTGTGATACGTCCCGTGGGAATGATCAGCTTGGCGTCTGCTGCTGCGACTCTTTTACCGCAGATCAGGAAATGATGTGCAGCCTGTTCGGAACGCAGCCTGGAAAACTGAAATACGTCACCGGCAAGGTTGAATACGAGAAATTCGCAGAGGCCATCTTTGAGGAGGACGAGGAGGATGCAGAAAACCGATAACCGTACCGTCGGCGGCCGGTTCGAACAGGAATTGTCCCATATCATGGCGGACGCCGGATTCTGGGTGCATGTTCTCCAGCAGAACAAATCCGGCCAGCCTGCGGACATTATCGCCATCCGTGGGCACTATCATACGCTGATCGACTGCAAGGTGATCAGTGATGACAAAGGGTTTCCGTTCGAACGAATTGAGGACAACCAGAGATCAGCCATGAAGATGTTTCATAAGAAAGCATTTGAACTCTGTTATTTTGCGTTTCGCCTTCCGGATGGGACAATGTGGATGATATCTCTGGAACGCATGGAAACCATGAAAAACCGTAACAGAAAACGCATGACGGATAACGATATTCGCACGCAGGCGTGGCCGCTGGAGAAATGGCTAAAGGCCAGTGAAACGTGGGGGGATGATATGTGAATACGAAGATCGCCAACCGTATCTTTATTGAGGATCCGTCCAATGACGTTATCTCCTGGGCAAAGACAAACCTGTGTTTCGCCAATCCGGAATATGAAAAGAAGCAGCGCATGGGGTTTTGGCTGGGCCGGACCCCGCGCGAACTTCGCTTGTATGAGTGGAACGGGAACACGTTGATCATGCCTTTCGGCGTTATCCGGGAAATTATGCCGCTTCTGCGGGATACGCTGGTCACATGCGACTTCCGCCAGGATAATATTATCGATTACGGCAGCAAAAGCATGGGACTGTACGACGATCAGAAAACAGCCGTAATGAAAATGATGGAAGCGAAGTATGGCATCCTGAAGAGTAAACCAGGTTCCGGAAAGACGCAGATGGGAATTGCGCTGATTAAAGCAACACGTCGCCGTGCACTCTGGCTGTGCCATACGGCGGACCTGTTAAACCAGTCCCGGGAACGTGCACTCCGATACATGGATGAATCTCTGATCGGAACGATTACGGAAGGGAAAACCAATATCGGCGTCGGCGTTACGTTCGCGACTGTTCAGACCATGGCAAACCTGGAGCTTCAGCAGTACCGGGATTACTGGGATGTCGTTATCGTGGATGAATGCCACCGTGTCAGCAGTTCCGCTAAATCCTTTACCCGCTATGAGAAGGTTCTGAATCACTTGTCCGCCCGTCATAAGTGGGGAATCACGGCCACTCCGGAAAGGTCCGACGGACTGATCCGCACCACGTTCGCACTGCTCGGCGATGTGGTCTATACAGTTCCGGACTCTGCCGTTGCGGACCGCACCATGCAGGCGACAATCCGCCGGATTGATACCGGAACCGAGATCGCAGATGAATGCCTGAATGATGACGGTACTATAAACTACGTCAAGCTCATCGGATACCTGACAACGGATGAACGAAGGAACCGGATAATCGCGGAAACAATCGTTCAGAACTGGGACCATAGCTGTCTGATCCTGTCCGACCGTCTGGAGCAGCTGGAATCGATCATCGCATGGCTGCCCAATGACATGAAGGAAAATGCCGCGTATATCAACGGCCAGATGCAAAGCAAAAAGGCAAAGGCCGCGCGCAAACAGGCGATTGAGGACATGCGCACCGGGAAGAAAAAATACTTGTTTGCATCCTACAGTCTGGCAAAAGAAGGTCTCGATGTCCCCTGCCTGGATCGTCTCTTCCTTGCATCCCCGTGCAAGTACAGCGCGATCATCACGCAGGCGGTCGGTCGCGTCCAGCGCACGTTCCCGGGTAAGGAACCGCCAGTCGTGTATGATTTCGTGGATGATATCGGTTTCTGCCAGGGCGCTTACAAAAAACGCTGCACGAGTTATCGGAAGATGGGTGCGGTGATCATCCGATGAACCAGCTAACTCTCGCAGCACAGACGATCAAAAGCACGGTATCTGCGCAGGATGTCGGAAGAATGCTCGGCCTGGAGATTCGCCACAGCCGCTGTCAGTGCCCGATCCATGGAGGAACAGACTTCAATTGTGTTCTTTATCCGGGGAATCGCGGATACTACTGTCACGTATGCAAATCCGGCGGGGACGTTATTTCATTAGTTCAACATTACTACGATATGCCGTTTAAAGACGCCGTAGCGTGGTTAAACGCCGCCTTCCATCTCAACCTGAACATTGACTCACCTTTGTCTCCGGAGGCGCTGGAAGCCGCCAAAAAGCGGCAAAGAGAGCATGATGCGAAAGAAGCATTCAGAAGATGGGAAGAAGAGATCAAATTCAGTAACGCGCTGGATACCTTCGAACTGCTCCGTCGTCTGGAAATCCAGCGCGATGAGAACACGCCAAAGACCCCGGATGAATCCTGGACGCCGCCGTTCTGTCAGGCCGTTGAATTGCTTCCGACAGTCCGGCAAATGGCAGAGGATGCCTGGTACGATTGCGTAAAGCAAAAACCCGCTCCATAACGGAACGGGTCTTTTTATTTGATATGCCGGGAAATAATTTCCATGCTTTTCTGTACAATCCGCTTTACCTGAGAAACGGACAGGTCAAATTCTTCCGCCAGCGGTTCAAAGCAGACGCCGTCAATCAGCCTCCTATGAATCAGGAGCCTGTTGCGTTCCGCGTTTTTGCCGACGATCCATTCATTGATAGCGACTTCAAACTCCGTCCGGCTGACGTCACGGGGGTGTCTGCTGCTGTGTCCCATCGGTCACCTCCGTGGTCCGCTGCTGGATAATATCCTGCCAGCCTTTTTCCCGGTCGTTGTAAGATGTAAGGAACATGTATCCAAGGATAACAAACCCGATCATCATCACCGTCAGCGATACGATCAGTGCGACAAGCAGCCGCCGGTTCGCCGTTGCCATGTGGGTTACGGTACTCTCATGAGCGAAATAGGGAACACAGACCTGCTTTTCAGAGCATGTTTTGCAATCTTCTGCCATATAATCCTCCGGTAATCGTTGACCGTCTGCGGCTGCTACCAGATGGTATGAATCCTGTTAGGAGGTGGTCGGGTCCATTTAACCTCTCGGCACCGCAGACATAAAACGATTGGTCATCATTATTTTTCAAGCGCGCCGTCATCGTCAACCTCCGGCAGTCCGGTAAGCGCCAGCAGGATAGCGAGAACGAAGCCGAATCCACCGGCAGACAACGCTGCCAGCCAGTTCACGTCGCCCAGCACAACCGCACCCGTCCCGACGTATGCCAGGACGGACTCCGCAAAAGTCCGGATTGCCCGAATTAGAGCCGCCTTTGCCCACTCTTTCCATTTTTTCATGCCCAGTCTTCCTCCTTATACACCCGGTCGATCAGATAGTTGTTCATTGCCGCGTTGGTACGTTGCAGCCGGTCAATGCTGTTGCCGTTAACCTCGTGGCTCAGCAGAGCAGACATTCCGTGGAGTAACGCTTTATTGTCACTGTCCAGCCGGTCTACTCTGGCGTTGGTCGCGTTCAGCTGGCCCGTGTGCAGTTCCAAGGTCTCTTTGTCCGCCGCAAGCTTCCGGTCAATCTCCGCGAATTTTTCATCCAGCTTCGGCGTCAGTTGTTCCATCACTTTGGCGGCGATCCGGTCGGTAATGTCCTGTCCTTCCAACTGCCTTGACTCCCGTCTGTCTTTTCGAAGTTTTTTGACCCCGTCGTACACCTTGACGCCCAGAACAAACAGGGCTGCCAGTCCGACGATAACGACCAGGGTCGTCCAGAGCATATCCGGTGTTATGCCCTCGATCTTTGGCGCTTCCATCTTTAGTCACCTCACTCTTCTGCGGTCTTGTATGCACCGGCATACTGGTTAACGAGTGCATCCGCCTGACTGGATGTCAGATGCGGAATAGTAACCGTATACAGGGTGGTCGGTGCGTCATCCAGTGCGGCCCAGGTGAGCGGTCCGCATACGCCGTCCGCTACGAGGCCGGCGTCTCTCTGGAATGCTTTCAGCGCGGCCTCGGTCTGTTTGCCGAATTTGCCGTCAGCTCCGGTCTTGCCGATGTCATATCCGCGCTTAACCAGGTCTGTCTGCATCAGTGTGACATACGGTCCGGAATCTCCGCGCCGCAGAGTGGGTTTGTCAGTTGGTTCTGGCACGGGTATATCTCCTTCCACACATTTCGGAACCGCATAGTGGCTCCATTTTTTATTTCGCGTTGCAAAATACTGCACGCCTTTTTGGCATTCCACGGTCTGGTTGTTGTATCCAAACCCGGTATGAACCATCTTTTTCTTACCGGAATCGTACTGGAACAGGCAGCACAGCGTGTCTTTCGGCATCTGGTCAATGGTGCCTTTAATCTTCCAGTTATCCGCTTTTCCCCATTGCGTAACGGTCGTTTCGCCGTAAAGCACCCATCCGTATACCGCTTTGAGAATCCAGTATGTAAATCCACGGCAGTCAAAATTTCGTGTTCTTTTTCCGTCAGGGAACCACTTGCATCCATTGCATGATCCTTTGCTGCCGTTCAGTACCTGGCAGTCGCGCTTGACGGTCGGATGCTCGTCGCTGACTCGCTTCCGCCGGTTTTCAGGATCGCAGTACTGTCCCTTCTGCGCAAAAACATATCCCCAGCTGACGCATGCGTTCGCCGCTTCCCATGCGATCAGATCTTTCGCAACGCCTTCCGCTTTCCGGTCAGCAATCAGTTTGTCCACATATTCTGCCGTGTTCATTTCATCACTTCCTTTTTAAACAAATGGCACCGTACGGTTTTTACTCACCGCACGGTGCCTTCTGTTATTTATTTTCAATTTATTGTATCCGATTTCCTTTCGAAATACAACCCATTGTAGTAAATAAAATGCATTGCGTATTAAACAAAGAGGATCCGCGCACGGCGGGTCCTCTCCGTTTTTCAGTATCTCCAGCCGCGACCGCCGTCCGGATACATCGGATAATGTCCGGAGTATCCGTCCATATCTCTGCTGATATACCGTCCCATCGCGTCACGTCCGCGATAATAGGATCGTCCGGATACGTCCTTTTCTTCCCATCCGTCCGCGTCCTTCATGGCGTGGTACGTCGCCGCACTCTTCAGGGCATGGTAGAGCATGTCCGCCTTCTCCGCGTCCTGCGTGCTCATCTCTCCCGTCTCGCCGCCGTACTTCTTGTCCAGCTTCTCCAGTTCCCGGCACATCGCCTTTTCCAGATTCTCGTAGTGACTCATAAGGATACCTCCTTATGCCGCCGTAGCGGTTCCGGTCCCCAAAGGGTTCGGCACCGTATAAGCCGGAATCGGATACGGAGCAACCCGGTTGACGATGTACTGTGTCTGTGCGGTATTATCCGCTACCAGTGCAGCCGTTTGCGCCGTCTGGGACGCAGCCAGGTCGCGCATCAGTACCTGAGTCTGAAGGCTGCTGTTCGCCGCTTTCAGGTTTTCGATCTCCTGTTCGCACATCTTGTCCAGAATCTTCTGGATGCCGTTGTTCTGGTTCGCCAATACATCACGGATGCCGTCGCTCATGGCCTGCCTGTCAGCGCAATGCTCAGCCAGAAGCGCGGCAGTCTGATTGGCAGTAGCCAGCCGGTTCTCACAGCAGCAGGAACTCAGCTGGGATCCGAGTGTGTTAAATCCGTTCAGCACACCGGTCTGAAGTGCGAAGTTCTGGTTCATGTTTGCCATCTGCCTGCTGTTCGCCGCGATCTCGCTCTGGGCAAATCCGTTGGCGATGCCAGCGTTAACGCCTGCAAATCCGCCGCACAGGGCCGTCTGAATGTCGCCGAATCCGGATGTCACCGCGTTGCTTACGCCGGTAATCCCGGTCATCATGGCGCTCTGGTCAAAACCGCGCTGAATGTCGTTGTTCGTGTTTCCCTGTCCGGCCATCATCCACGGGAACATGCCGTTTCCGCCGCCAAATCCGCCGAAACCGCCGCCCCAGGCACCGCCGCACAGCAGAATCAGAAGAATGACCCACCAGCCGTTCCCGTCTCCGAATCCACCGAACCCGCCGTTGCCACCGCCGTACGCGGGTGCCACCGGCATGTACATGTTCGTTGAGTCTGTCATAGTTTTTTGATTCCTTTCGATTTATTTATCCTTTAATCGGTTATGCGCACTCACCGAAAAGAACCAATTTCATGTATTTATACTGATACGAAATCATAGAATTTCGTTCACCTTATTCCCATCATCTGAAGCATCGGCTGGATCCGCTGCATCATCGGTCCGCCGATCTGTCCGGTCCGAATCAGATGCATTACTGTTGCCTGCGGGTTCCCGCTGATCTCCTGCGGAACGCTGTACCCGGCTTTCTGAATCATCTCCGCAGGATTCGCCTGTAATTGCCCCATTAATGCGTTCCAGTTCTGACCCGTGGGATTTTGCGTCTGATCCTGTGAGGCTTGTCCTGCCCCGTGTTTTTGCCCAAATAGCGCATTGAAGAGAGGATTCATTCGTCATCGCTCCTTGCGTGCTTTGCGGACCCGGTACCGATCTCTTTAATAGACCGGAGCAGTTCATCTTTCATGGCAGCAAACTCGTCTTTACGGACATATTCGCTCATGTCGTGTCTGGATTCGCCTCCTGTAAGCTTTGCCATGTCGCCGCTTTGCCGTGGCGTGTCTTCCTCCACAACGTACCGGATACGTTTGATCGGATTCGGCATGCCCATCTGGTTCATGCTCCGGACGTAGATCACAGGTTCGTTCGTATCCCACAGTGCAATCGGTGTAGTCATGCCAATGGGAAGCTGAACCGCCCTTGCGCCGACTTCTCCGTCTACCCACTCAATCACGCCTTTTGCCTGCGCGGGAGCGGCATAACTCTGCACGGGTTGCATAGGCTGCTGAACCTGCCCGTATCCGCCTGCATATGGATTGTAGATTGCCGGATTGTAAGCCATTTTCAATCACTCCTTATTCTCGTCGCCAGTAGTAACCTGGAATTTCGTCCCCGGAATCCCATGTGTCATACCAGTCTCCATTAATCACGCATATTGCATGCGTTCCGGTTCCGATAATGTATGTTCCGTCTGGATATTTCCGGCAGAACTCGCGCACCGTTGTGCATTCCGGGCAGTCCGGAACGAACCGCTTAAACCCTTTCCGTTTAAGATACAGTCCCCATAGCCAGTTTGCGCTTGGAATTGTGCATCTTTCCGAACTAAGCCTGCACAGATCGCTGTGAACCATGTGCCATTTTTCTCCCATCGCAATACAGATTGCGCGCACAACGCAGTCCGGTTCCTCCTGCCTGCACGGGTTCGGATTCGCATACCGCCACATCAGGCATACATTGGGGACTCAATACCGCAGTCCATCAGTACCGTCTCTGCCACCCTGTCATCGTCCGGACTCAGGTCCATCAGCGCCGCCGTCATCAGTATCATTGCGTACGCGGTCTGCGCGTCTGTGCACAGCCTGCTCATCAGCATCCGGATATTTCTCCTGCAATGCCTGGGGTATTTCGTTGCTTCGTCCATATCTTCGACCCCCTTCTTGCCTGTATTTTCGCAAATAAAAAACACGTTTGCGAGTTCACAAACGTGTCATTTTCAGTTCAGTTTCAGATCATTATTACGAATTGTAATTTTCCTATTGACTTTAGTACTAAACAGGTATATGATAACGTACAGAGAGGAGGTGAATAGATGGCTGATAAAGACCGCCGGAAATACCAGTCTGACTACCAGCGGGATGTAATTATCCAGAAGAAGATCAGTTTTTCCAGAAAGTCCCCGGAAGACATGAAATTGCTTGAATGGTCGGAAAGGAAGAAAAACTTTACTGAGTATATCAAGCAGCTGATCCGGGACGAAATGCACAAAAGAAAATGACCGTCGTGTAGCAGGCACGCGGTCATTCCGGACGATGGAATAGAGTGTATCGCCCTGATAACACATACATTCTATCACATCTCCGGTCGATGTACAACATTGGAGGAGAATAGAATATGTCTTATGAGGTTTTTCGTTCTGACCTGGCGGATGGCCTGATGCGGATCTATGATATGGACGATGTCCGGAAGATCATCGGCATCACGGATACAATCGCCACAAAGTACCAGATTCAGTTACAGTCAACCGACTTGATTGTCCATAATGCAATTCCGGATGAACTGAAGTACTATATCTCGTCGAAAGCAATCCAGAATGTAAATCCGGATACGCTGAAAAACTACTTTTCATTTATTCGCCGGTTTTTCATGACAGTCCGGAAACGTCCGGATGAGATCACGGCGACGGACATCCGTGGCTTCCTAGGCCGGTACAAAATGGAAAGCGGCGTTGTGGACTCGACGCTGGACAACAAGCGCGTGATCCTGCACAGCTTTTTCGAATGGATTCACGGAGAGGGACTGATCCGTTCCAATCCATGTGCTCATGTGGATCCGATCAAGCATAACGAGAGCGCCCGGGAACCGATGGACCGGGACGAACTGGAAATCATGCGTGCGGCCTGCCGGGATGATCGTGAGGTAGCGCTGGTAGATCTGCTGTACTCAACAGGATGCCGGATTGCGGAGGTTGCCGCGCTGGTTTTGTCTGATATTGACTGGGATAAGCGTACGGTTCTTGTCCGTCATGGAAAAGGGGATAAGCGTCGCATAACCTATCTGAACTCCCGTGCGCTCGTGTCGCTTCGAAAGTATCTGGATTCACGCGATGATGACTGCGAATTCGTGTTTGTCTCCAAGCGCGTCCACGAGAAACACGGTGTCAAAGAGAAGGCGTTGCAGCGGGAGATAGGGAATATCTGGCTGCGGTCCGGATTGACACACAAAATCACGCCGCATATATACCGGCATACAGCCGGAACCCTGGCGTCCGCATCCGGAATGCCCATTGAGCATGTCCAGAAATTCCTGGGCCATGCGTCAATCAAAACCACCATGCGCTACGTCAAAGTCTTCGATGATGACGTCAAGAACAGTCACAAAAAATACGCGTCCTGACAGATGCAAAACACCCCCGTCTAACTCCGGACGGGGGTGTTTTTTTGTGTGGTTCTCAGGACCATTATCTGACCATTTAGCACCTTGAGAGTATTTGACCATTTATGGTCGTGAGATTAAAGATTCATTCCCACTTTACCTCCTGTCCGCATTTACAGCAAAACCGTATAGCATCTGCTTTTCTTCCTTTAGAAATCATGTATTCACACTTCGGACAGTGATAATTCCCACGCCATTCCTTAACTGTTTGTGGCGTATCATGCTTTACGCACATCAGCTTTTCTTCCGGTGCGATTCTGAATTGTCCGGACTCCCAATCGAATCCCATTCCGACATACTTCACACCAGTACAAGGACGCTGTCCCAACGTTGCATACGGCAATTGTGTTGATATAACGACTTCAATATTTTCTGGATGTTTTTCAACCTGTAATGCTAAATTGATTGAGTCAATCAGTTCTGTTAATTTCATTGTGAATCATCCTTTCATATCTGAATTTTACATATGGCATTTGATTAGCCATTTTAAACTGATTTTTTTCAAGGGACCAATGTCTGACCATATTGGGTAATATCACGGGGTAAGGATTTGCACCTTACATGACAACAATTCAACGATGAATAGTTGGTAGGTTCATGCCGAAGCACTTCTCTCCGCATTACGCTTATCTGCTGACGAGTGTTGTCTACCTCCAAAGTGTGTCTACCTATTCCACCACCCGTGATGTGACCATTTAGTCCCTTTTTGCATCTACGAACGCCCTTGCCAAATCGTCAATTAACTGATGTGCAATTCTGTCCTGCAAATCATTCCCTGTGTCTGATAAAAAGCAAGTTTTCAGATGCAATAATTCATGGACAAGAATTTCCTCAAAATCGAATGGTACAACTCGTTCTCCATAGTATTTTTCATCTATAACATAGATATGAGCTGTTTTTGTTGTTTCCTGCCATGCTGTGCAACCGCACGAATCTTTTAATTCCATTTCTTGTGGTTCGCAATTTGTAGATAACTTAACTCTCCAATCAGACAAGCCAAGCCTATTCTGCCATTCTTCAAGCAGTTTCTCTGAATCCATTGCGTTTCCTTTCATCTGACCATTTAGCACCCTGAACGACCATTTAGCGGAACACGATATAGTTCCCAAACTTCGATTTGAAACAATCATTTATATGCAGAGGTATAAGTTCCAAATCTCCATCATCAGAGTCATCATCTGTAAAATAAACAACAGTATCCTTATCGGAGTTCTTCTGTAATTCCTGAAGCAATTTAATTAAATCATTCAACATTATCGGACTTTGATTCTTTGGCAAAATGGTGTCTATTGCTTCATTCATAATAGTTATTTCACCCCATGCACAGTATTTATCACGAATGCATTTTAGTTTCTCGGCAAGAACAACTTTTTTTCTCATATGAACCCTTTCGCCTGACCATTTAACGTCATATCACATGGTAAGGATTTGCACCTTACACAGACTACTTCCATCATGCTTTCGCAAGGTCTATGAGCGAGTTTATAACTTACAGCCATCGACATAATAGGCAAGTCCTACAGGTCACTATAGCGTCTACCTATTCCGCCACATGTGATATGACCATTTAGCGAACTGTCATTACAATATCATTACTGCGTGTTCCGACACCCAAAGGCCACATGATTCTCTTGTTGGATTTTCTATGTGTTCTACAGGTTCAATGCAACACAAACCAGCTTCTTTGTTAAAATATCTGCAATTTGAACAATTATATTCAAAGTTTTCTGCCATTCAAATCCCTCTCTTCTGACCATATTTGGACATGAGAATATTTGGCACTCCATAATTGTTATGATTTGTAATAAACAGGATATACATGAAATGTGGAAGTTGCTGATGCATTTACAACATAATAATACAATCTGTCACCGCCGATGCCTTTGACATATGCCCTGTACGTTGTTGAAAAGGCGATACCTCCAACTCTCTGATATCCGGTTGGCGTTGTTGGATATGTAATATCTACAAACTTATCTCCGTTAGAAGAAATATCTACTTCTACAGCAAAACGGGGCCCTATTAGAATATTTGCTTCATTGCTCGCAATGTGGTCAGACAAAGCCTTGACCTGACCTTCGATATTTCCTATGCTAAATGATGTATCAGCCATTCATCATTCCCCCTCGTTCGGTTCCGGATCCGGCAACTCCGCGAGCTTTCCAAACCTGCGACGTTCAACCTGCATTCCGTCGCTCACCCGGATAATGTACCCGTACTGCACCTGCCGTGTGTCCTGCGTACTCATCGCGCTTTCCGCCGCGCCGAGCAGACCCAGTGCGCGATTGAATGTCTTCTCCAGGTCGTTGTCATAGCTCCGGCTGTCAACGGACTTCGGGTAACCTGTCGGGTCGATTGTCAGCGTTCCGTTCGCATCGACTACGCTCATGTGTACTTCGTAAGCTTCTCTTTTCATTGTAAATCATCCTTTCATATCTGAATTTTACATATGGCATTTGGTTAGCCATTTTAAACTGTTTTTTTTCAAGGGACCAATGTCTGACCATATTGGGTACTGAACGAGGTTGGGAACGAGCCGATTCCCGTTCCCGTATCCTCTATCACACAGACAACTTTCGATTTCCGGGTATGCTTTCACCCTTTGCCACCGGTTCGGTTGTCTGCTACTTACTTTTCGTTCATCTGACCATATTGGGCCAAATCACGGGGCAAGGATTTGCACCTCACATGACTACGCCTATTGATTGCCATTCTTCAGCGATTTATGTCTCCCAAGCCTCGGTATCCAAGCTTTTCGCCTTTTAATCCGAAGTTGGTTGTTATCAGGTTTTCGATATCGTCATCAACGGCGAAGTACGTATTGTCGAACTCTACCCGGCTTTGGTTCCGTTTTCCTTCGTTTGTCACTTCATACTTTCACCTCTTGGGGCAGGGGACAAGCCCCTGCCAATTCTTAATGGTATAATATAAGCCCGGCCACGCAATGGGCCTTGCTCACGCCGTAGTCGCCGGACGCACCCCCGACGGTGTTCGCAAGGCACGCCTGCGAAGCGGATGAAACGTTCCTTAACCACGGATATTCGTCTCCGAAGATATCTGTATGCTTGAACTCCGCAAACACAGGAAGCAGAGTATTCGCTTCGCCCGTATCATAACCGGAAGAAGACCAATGGTCACCACCGAAGACTTGCGCTTCGGTAAGAGCGGAAATATAAGCATCAACCCATTCCCAACCAGACGTACAACCGGAGTTCGTTCCGAAGCGGTTATATCCCGTCTGGTTGATGGCATTTCCGAATAGTTTCTTATGCTGATACAGATGACCTGAGCCAAGGTCGGTATCGCACCATCCCTTAACCGTATTCGCAAGGTAATACTGCAAGTCGCAGTTTTTGTATCCTGCGCCTCGGTTGTCTGCGCCTGTGTAGGTATTTCCGCTTGCGTTCCACTTGCAGGTGGTATGCGGAATCACAATCAAACCAACATGATTGCTTGTACAGGTATAATCATGAGAACCTTTCATCACGTTCAGACCTGCGATAACATAGGTGCGTCCATTGATGGTTTTCTGGTCGCCAACATGAAGCCCGTACTTTTCAAGGCACTGGTCAACAACCGCCGATTGCAGGTCGGAAAGGCTGAAATCTGTCTTTCTGGTATGCCGTATTTTGTTCTCAATATGGTCATACAGTTCGTTAGTCGCAGCTACCAAGCTCGTCTTGTCCGTGGTCTTCAGGCTGCTCAGCGTTCCGATTCGCGCCGCCAGCACATCAAACTCCGAGCTGGTCAGTGCGTCCGCTCCGGCCACAAACATCAGCCCCACTTTTACCGTACTCGTTCCGGCTACGTCTGAACAGTTCAGCGTGATCGTTCCGGTCCCAACGGATATATTGATGGTCGATCTGAATACGCTCGGATCCCCCAGCTCGATCATAACGGCCTTCATGTCGCTGGCCGCATCGCTGACGGTCGTGCTGTGCGTGTAGCTTCCGCTGGTGTTCGTTACCGTGTCCAGATCCCGTACGATCAGCTTCCCGCCTGAAGGTATCGCCCATGTCCCATCTCCCTTCAGGAAGTATACATTCGCTCCGGCCGCCGGTGCAGGCACCAGTCCGGCCGCGCCTGCGATGGATGAGCTTGCGCCGGTCATGGTCGGAACGTTTGTCTTCGCCCACTTTCCGCCGGAAACTCCGAGAAATTTTCCGTTGTCTGCGGATGTTACGCTCGGAAGGCTTGCGTCGTCTCCCTTTACCTTATACCATACATAGCTGGTATACGTGGTTGGCGCGGTGGAAGCCGATCCGGAATACACGCCCATCCATTCATCCGGCGTAGTCTTCATATCGCTGTCCTGCGTCGGTTCTTGTGCAGCATAACGGATCCATACGTATGCATCCGTGCCAGCTGCACCGGTTGCTCCAGTAGGGCCTGTGACTCCGGCAGGACCGGTCGCCCCGGTTGGCCCATCCGCACCGGCAACACCTGTAGCACCAGCAGGTCCGGTTGCACCTGTTGCTCCTGCGGGTCCGGCCTGACCTGTTGCACCAGCAGGCCCTGTCGCGCCGGTCGGACCGGTCGCTCCGGTAGGACCTGCGGCACCGGTATCACCCTTCGAACCGGATACCTGAACAATGAACTCCCACTCGGAACTGCCTTTGCGGTAGATCTTTGCGTTGTCAGGATCGCTCGTTCCGGATGCAATCGTGACATAATCTCCGACAGCCAGATCCGGATTATTGTAATCCGCTTCCATGGTTGCGACGCTGGCGTACGACTTTTTGATATCAAATGCACTCGCATTCTTTCCGGCAGGGCCTGTTGCACCGGTAGCGCCTGTGGCCCCCTTCGGTCCGGTAGCGCCTGTGTCACCCTTGGATCCTGTGGCACCCGTGGCACCCGTTGGACCTGTGGCACCTGTATCGCCGATTTCGCCTTTGATCTTGTACCATACATAGCTGGTATAGGTCGTCGGTGCTGTCGCGGACAGTCCGCTGTATACGCCCATCCACTTGTCTGCCGTGTCTTTCATGTCCGTGTCGGACGTCGGTTGGTTCGCGCTGTACTTGATATGCACATACGTCTGTGCGCCGGTCGCGCCAACAGGACCGGTTTCACCGGTAGGCCCTGTATCTCCTGTCGGTCCCTGTTCGCCGGTATCGCCTTTCGGCCCCCGTGCGCCGGTTGCTCCGACTGGCCCCTGTATGCCCTGTGCGCCGGACAGATCGCCGATGTACCGCCACACATCAACCGTCTGCGGTTCATAGCAGAAAAGCTTTCCTGTATCCGGATCTTCCACGCTTCCGGTATCGATCATGACAAAGTCGTTTTCCAGCACCTTGTAAATGGTATGATCATCGTCTGGATCGTATGCTTCCATTTCTTCGATGCTGCTGAACGTGCGCTTGATGTGGAAGTCGCGTCCGTCATCGCCCTTGTCGCCCTTCGGAATACCGAACAGAATGTGCTTATGCCCGGATACTTCGCTGATCGTCGCGGTCGGGTCAGATCCGGATGAAAGTCCGTTCGCCGCAACGGTCATGTTGTTAATCTTGCCGGCAGCGGTATTCGCCGCGTTCGCCGCGCTGTTCGCCGCTGTTGCTTTGCTGTCTGCAAGTTCCGCTTTTGTGTTTGCCAGATCCGCAGCGTCGTTTGCAAGTCCTGCTTTGGTGTCAGCCAGTTCGGCTTTCTGGTTCGCCAGTGCGGCGGCATCGTTTGCCAGTCCTGCTTTGGTGTCAGCCAGTTCAGCTTTCTGGTTCGCCAGAGCAGCCGCGTCGTTTGCAAGTCCTGCTTTGGTGTCAGCCAGTTCGGCTTTCTGGTTTGCCAGTGTGGCGGCGTCGTTTGCAAGTCCGGCTTTCGTATTGGCAAGATTAGCTGCCTCATTCGCTGCCGTAGTCGCCGCTTCGCAGTCTGCGATCTTTTCCAGCAGTTCATCCAGGCTCGGGATGATGTGCCCGGGATCAACAATTGTGTCCGTCGTAGACCGGTACACATATCCGGAGCACGCGCCAACCGTTGTACCGCCGATCTTAATGACAATGCTGATCTGCCCGACATGCACATAAGCGCTTTGAGGCAGTTCAATCCATGCCTTGTTTCCGTCCAGTTCGCCAGTAATAATCAGCGTTGCGCCGTCAGAGCGGATCACGTATCCCGTAACGATGCCTTCCAGTACGGCCAGGGAACCGCCATCCATGACTTCTACGCCGATCAGGTTCCCGCCGTTGTCAGCGGAAAACAGGTTTCCGCTAAGTTTCGTCACGGAAACCATATTTTTCAGATCGGATTTAAGCCATGTTTCAAATCTTGCCAATTTGCATCACCTCGATTGCTGTATTCTGTCGTTATTCGCTCTCTGCCTCGCCGGGTTTATCGGCCTGTTTCGATTCTTCTTCATGCCGGGTTCTTTCCCAGCTTTCAACGCACAGGTTCAGTTTGTTAATCGCGTCAGCAATCGGAATTCCGATCTGCTGAATCAGGGCCGCCGGAACCTGAATCCTGCTGAGATCGTTAATCGTAATTTTTACAACTTCCTCTGCGGTCATGACGCGCTGTTCCATTTGTTTCAATCCTTTCCGTTATGTTATGTGAAGTCCGAATGTTTTACTCGTGCCGTGAACTGTTACTGTAATGACATACCAGCCAACACCTGACGATCCTGAAATATCTGAAATCTTCGTATCATATGTCGGCTGTGATGTCTGTTTATTCCCGCGAGACCCGGTAATTTGGCTCTTTGTTACGCTGTACCCATCTGAATATCCTTTTCTGTATAATGCGGTTGGAGCGGATTGAAGATAACTTTTTCCGCTCATACTTTTGCCGCCCTGCGTCCATGTGGACTTAACGACCATAATACATGTCGCGGAGCTTCCGGAACCGTTCAGATCATAACCGCTGGAATTGTTCGTATACGTTGTCGTTCCAACCGTTATAGACTCTCCATTCGGAGCTGTTGTATCAAATGCGGATATATCAGGCAATGTAACAGTAGCCGATCCCATGGAAGCCGTTCCGTTTTTTGCGGTTACGGTTATACTCCCACTGGACCATGAACCAACATCCATGGTGGCACTCGGAGCGCTTACGCTGCTTTGTGCAATAATCGTTCCGCTTGTGCTTCCGTCCCGGATATAGGTCGGCATGCTTCCGTTTGACCATGTTCCGGCGGTGAGATAAACGGTCTTGCTCTTGCTGAGCTGTGTAGGTCTTCCGCTTGTGCTGACTGTTACTGTCCTGCTGGATGTAAGCGTTGAAATCGAATTCCAGCTCGCATCGTTCAACGTAACAGCATTCTGGCCGCTTGTATATTTATCATGCGTAAACTTCGCTATTGTGACAGCGTTCCCACTGTCTGTTGCCCTGTAAAGAACAACCGCATTGTTCCCGTCGTTGCCCATTGACAGAACATGAGAATTCTGTACTGGGTTACTTGTTGCAGCTGAATTCGGAGTTTTAAATGTCGCTGAGTTTGTGCTTGTATTGCTTCCAGGAATAGACACCTTGTTGTATGCGTCTGTCCATCCTTGGGTTTTCCCAGAATCATATTTATTATGGGTAAACTTTGCAATCGTAACAGCATTGCCGCTGTCTGTTGCCCGGTAAAGAACAACAGCATTGTTTCCGTCATTCCCCATACTCAGTGCATGAGAGTTCTGTGCAGGGTTGCTCGTTGCGGCTGAGTTCGGAGTTTTGAACGTGGCCGAATTCGTCGATGTATTGCTTCCGGGAATAGCGACCTTTGCATACGCGTCTGACCATCCCTGTGTTTTCCCGGAATCGTATTTGTTGTGCGTAAACTTCGCAATCGTAACAGCGCTTCCGCTATCCGTTGCCCTGTAAAGAACAACAGCGTTATTCCCGTCATTTCCCATGGAAAGCACATGAGAATTCTGTACAGGATTGCTCGACGCCGTAGCGTTTGGCGTTTTAAACGTCGCCGAATTCGTTGACGTATTTGTCCCTGGGATAACGACTTTTTCATACGCTTCAGACCATCCGGTTGTGTATCTTTTATCGCTTGGAACAGAAGCGGAAACATTGATAATCGTGCCTTCATCGTATTCGCTCGCTCCGGACGTCCGGAACACATTTACTGGAATGATAGCATCGTATCCGTTCCATGATGTTTCTGTCTGGTGCAGAGACCGCACCCAGGGTTCACCAACTCCGGAAGGTGATGCGCTCACCGTAAGTACGCCGCCGCTCCACGTTCCGGACAGTGAAACGGCTTTGCTAAAATCCACCGGGTCTCCGTAAAACGGCGTCAATGTCAGTACGTTTCCGGTAACAGAAAAGCTTTTGATCATTCCCTGTAGCGTACTCGCGCTGAGATCGTAATGTTCTCCGGTCCCGGCTCCGACAAAAACAATCTCGCCTCCGGAATTCACCTGGTACTCTTTTGCGGTAATCTTCCCGTTATTAATCGTAACGTTTCCGCCTGTCGAACCGCTGACAAGCAGTGCCGTCTTAACAAGAAGAGATCCATCCTGGACAGTCAGCTGACCGCTCAGTTTTGTGGTTCCGCTGATGTATACATGATCAGCATTGATGAATGCTTCACTGTTATCATCGTTAATGGCAACCGCAATCTCCGCTGCCTTGATCCTCGCGTTCGACCCCGTACCGGACACCACCAGTCCGATCCGGTTCGCCTGTACCTGAATATCTGAACGTGTACTGCTGATCTCGCTTTCAAACGTAATCCGCAGGCTTTCGCTCGTGGCTTCAAACTCGGACCGTGTACTGCTCAGTTCATTTTCGAACTGAATCCGTAACGATTCAGCCGTCATGTTGAATTCCG